AAGAGAACGCTTCCGATCCGAAGTCTCAAGGGTTCTTCGACTATGACCCCCACACCCATGAGATCCTCAGCTACACACCTTCACCGAAGGGGCACTTCCGGTCCTGGATTGATTCGCCGGACGGGAGTATGCCAGGGGGGTATGAAGGCCGGAAGTACGTCATCGGGTGCGACGTCTCTTCGGGAACGGGAGCCACTGAGTCTGCCGCTACAATTGTGGACAAGACTACCGGCGTTAAGGTGGCTGAGTACGTTAATCAGCGGATAACGCCCGAGTCGTTCGCACACGTTGTTGTTGCTCTCGCCAAGCACTTCAACAACGCCAGCCTGATTTGGGAAGCGAATGGCCCCGGTCGGCCATTTGGTCAGACAATTCTGGAAACGGGTTACCGCAACATATACCTTCGCCGCGATGACGCCAAGATCGTCAAGAAGGTTAGTGATGTTCCCGGGTGGTTCAGCACTAAGGAAACCAAGAGGACATTGCTTGGTGCCTACCGTGACGGGCTGGTTAGCCGAAAAATCATCGTCCATTCAGCTGAGAGTTACGATCAGGCAGCCGAGTATGTCTACCTGCCGAACGACTCAATCGAACACAGCCGAGCCAACAACAGCACCGATCCGTCATCCAGCAAAGACAACCACGGCGACCGAGTGATCGCGGACGCCTTGGCTTACAAGCTGTTGAAGGACACCACCAGAGAAGAGAAGGCCAAGAACCCCATCATCTTGCCTGGGAGTTTGGCTTGGCGACGTCAACTGCAACGCGATTCAGAACGGGAGCGAAGAATCACATGGTAGAGAGCTGTAGCAACTGCATGCACTGGGACGCGGCACAGTGTTGTATGGCAATGGAGTCAGATGGCGGAGAGCCTCCGAATCCTCAAACCCGTGCGTTTGCCATTAGCGATCATATAGGTCCTGCCTGCCAAGTTCGCACCCATCCACAATTCCACTGCAGCATGTGGCAACAGAACAACGGACAATGAGAGAAGTACAAGACAACATCGCCCGGATCGACCGGGTCATTGACGGTGATTCGGTTGTCGCCACATTCTTCCTTGGTTTCGGAATCGCCGTTACCGAGAAGCTTCGGCTGTCCGGGATCAATGCACCCGAGCGAAACACCGAGGCGGGGCAGTTGGCTACAGACTACCTGAAGTGGCTGATCGAGCTGCACTCGGGACCGGATGGAATCATCACGGTCCGCACCGAAAAGAACCGTCGCGGGGTGGAGAAAAAGGGCAAGTTCGGTCGTTATCTGGCGACGATCCTCTCGTGGGATGCCGAGGGTGATGAGATCAACCTGAATGACGAGATGGTCGAGTCCGGTCACGCAAAAGTCTACGCATGAACCCAAACAACGAGAGAGATTTGCGGCGATTCTACGACTCTTTCGAGTGGTCGGGGTCCAAGCTGCGTCCGTTTCGCGAGAATCGCTTTGCTGCGATCCAACAACTCGTGGGCGGGAACTACTCCGACGACGGCACGGACTGTCAGGTTTACATCAATCTCATTGAACAGGGGGTGTCGACATACCTGCGACAACTAGCGGCAAAGAATCCCCAGGTGATGGTCGAGTCCCCCTACCCCGACCTCAAACCCGCAGCCACCGAGTTGGAGATCGCAGTGAATCATATGATTCACGAGATCAACTTACTGCAGGCTCTCAGGGAAGTTGTCCAAGAGGCGATCTTTTCTCCATCCGGGATACTCAAGCTTGGGATGTGCATCGACGAGGGTGCATCATTCAACCACGTCGGGGGTCAATACTACGCTGATCCTGTGACTCTGGACGACTGGGTCCAAGACATGAGCGTCACTCGGTTCGACCAGATCTCTTACTGTGGCAACCGTTACCGCATGCGACTGGAAGAGGCACGCGAGTTTCCGGGATTCAAAAAGAAGCGACGACAAGAACTCAAAGCGTCCAAGCGGAGTTCGTTTAATCATAACTCAGACGAGCGGGCAGAGACGCTCTCCCAGGGTACGGACCACATCCAGGAAGAGTACACCGACTTCGTCGACTTGTACGAGATCTGGCTACCGGCTGAGAAGCTGATCGTCACCTGCGAGGCCGACAGCTCTGGCTTCGGCATGCTGACCGGCAAGCCTCTGGGAATCTGGGAATGGACCGGACCCCGACGTGGCCCCTATCACCAACTGAGTTTCTCCACAGTGCCGGGCAACGCGATGGGCTTGCCGACTGTGGCGAACTGGATGGGCCTGCATGAGCTGATCAATCAGATCATGCGAAAGCTGGCTGACCAAGCTTTGCGACAGAAAAGCGTGTTCACCTATACAGGTGAAAGCGAAGAGGACGCGAGGCGGGTTGTCGAGTCTAAGGATGGGGAGACGTTCCAGACCGACAACCCAAATGCGGTCCAGTCGATGGACTATGGCGGGATCAATCAAGTCTCGCTCGGGTTCATGCTGCAGATGCGAGACATGTTCTCGGCAATGGCCGGTAATTTGGATGTCCTGGGCGGCATCTCGCCGCAAGCCGACACGTACGGGCAGGAGCGACTCTTGGCTGAGTCTGCGTCCAAGCGTATCGACGACATGCAAGACCAAGTCATTACGTTCACGACCGCCGTGTGTCAGGATCTCGCGGAGTATCTCTACTACGACCCGCTGATCGAGATCCCCATCACTAAGAGGCTGGGTGGAACGAAGTACACAGTAACAACCACATGGCCGGTGCGAGATGGCGTCGACCTTCGGGATGGTGACTTTTTTGAATACAACTTCTCGGTCGTCCCCCACTCGATGGAGCAACCGACTCCGTCGTCTCGCTTGAACACGATCAGTCAGTTCTTCAACCAGTTCGTCTTGCCGAACATGCAGGCGATGCAAGAGCAAGGCATTGCGATCAACTACGAGAAGCTGTTCAGGCTGATTGCCAAGCTGTCGAACATGAAGGATCTGGAAGAGATGCTCATGTTCGTCGGGCAGCCACAGGCTCAGCCCGAGAAGCCAATCATCCCGGCTGCACAGAAGCCAGCCCACACGTCACACACTTCAGAGCGTGTGAATCGGCCAGGGGCATCCAATCAGGGGAAGAGTCAGATAATGCAGTCACTCATGTTCGGCGGAAATCCGCAGTCGAGTGAAATGGCCTCTCTCACAAGGATGGCGACATGATTGCTCACCTGGAACGACCCATCGACGTGAATGGCGAGGTGTGGGGGTGGGAACTCACAGACCTCGATGACACCTGGGGTGAGTGTTGCATTGACACTCGCATGATTCGTATTCACCAGGACACACACGGACGCAGCGAACTGAATACCTGCATCCACGAAATGCTGCACGCACAGCATCCCGGCTGGGACCACAGGAAGATTAACCAGCGAGCACGAGAGATGACTGACTTTCTCTGGGAATACGGATACCGATGCCAACGTACTATTACCGAGTAAAAAAGACGGGCGAGCTGATCGAGCGAATCTGGCCGATTGCTGAGATGATCGAGCGGCAGAAGCACGACAGCGACGGCGAGCCGTATATCCGCACTAAGGATGGTCGAGCGTACCGCGACATCAAGGCCGAGGCAGGCGACTTTGTTAATACTCCCGGCAATTATCCAATGTGCTGTGAGTCCTCTGGGGTGAACCCCAGTCAAATCAAAGAGGTTGAAGCACACCTTCGCGAACGCGGAGTGCCAACGCACTTCACCAAGGATGGGAGAGCGATTTATGAATCAGCAACACACCGCAGGAAAGCCCTCGAAGCCAGAGGCTTTTATGACCGAAACGGCGGATACTCAGACCCACAGCGTCGATGAGTTTATCGTTCGCATGGAGCAAAACGCTTGCGTCTGGAATGCCGTATTGATCGTAGCAACCGCCGTATTAGGGCTGTGCTACCTAGTGAGCTAACGGAGCACTCAGTGACCACCGAACAAGAGAAGCAAGAATCAACCGAGTCCAATCCGTCCAGTGAAGAGTCAATCTTCCCAGAGTACGGAGGTGAGAAGTCCGAACCCGAGGGTTCCGCCTACGACTTCCAGGACCCCGAGACTGAGGTTGAAGATGAACCCCAAGACGACGGCGAAGACCGCTCGGACTGGGATGAAATCGAAGACGAAGAAACAGACTCAGACGACGAAGACGGCGATGACCATTCCGCCGACGAGTCCGACGACGATGATAGCGAGGATGAAGAGGAAGAGTCGGAGGATGAGAGCGATGAGCATTCCGCTCCCAAGTTCGACCAAAAACTCTTGGACATTGCCCAAGACTTTGGCTTCACTCGCGAACAGGCTCTAGGCTTTGGATCACCGGAAGCACTCGAAGGTGCTCTCCGCAATATGTCCGAAGCCTATCAGAACAACCAGCCCAAGGCCGAGAGTTCTGGAGATTCCAAGCCGGACGACATCCCGCCGCTGGACTCATTTGAGTTGAATCTGCCCGAGGGTGAGTACGAGCAAGAGGTGATCGATGTCTTCAAGGGCATGAACGATCACTTTCAGAAGGTCGTCAACTCACTCAAGTCTGAAGTGACAGCACTTCAGCAGATCGAAAATCTGCGAGAGCAGAAGGCAAGAGAGGGTCGCTTTGACGACATGATTGCCGCTGCAGGCAAGGACCAAGAGTCCATCTTTGGCAAAGGGCGGGCCGATGAAATCGACCGCAATGGCGAAGGGTTTCAAAACCGAGTGCGGACGTGGAAAGAGATGGAAGCACTGCAACGTGCCGACTCTTTTCTTGGCCGTGCTCCCCGGTCTGAAAAGGAATTATTCAAGGTAGCCACGCAATCGTTGTTTGGCGACAAACTTTCAAAACAAGCGAGCAAGTCTGCATCCCAGCGCTCCAAGAAGCAGATTCGCGACCACATGGGACGGTTTTCTCAACGCCCGACTAAGCGGGTGACTGACGAAAACTTGTCTCCAGATGAGAAGGCTCTTGCAGCCGTCAAAGCGAAATTCAAGGAGTACGGGATCAACGACTGACTCGTGTGACATAAAGGAGGCATAGATGCCTGTCTTGTCCCACGATCAGATCCTTGATCTGGTCACGACCACTCAGAAGAATCTGGGTCCGATGAAGTGGACCGAGATTGCGACTGACCTGACGAACTATGAAGTTCTGTCAAAAATGCTCGTCAAGAGCAAGGTTGAATTCCACACTGGTGATGGTGTTCAACGAAACGTGATGACGGACACTTCGGATGCAGCCCGACACGTCGGCCTGTTCAACGAAGACAACGTCAACACCGACGACGTGATGCAAACTATCGACGTGCCGTTCCGGCACTCGACGACCAACTACGCATTTGATCGTCGCGAAAAGGCTATCAACGGCGGGCCTGAGCAGATCGTTGATCTGATCAAGGTTAGACGGGCCGACTCCATGATCTCGCTTG